AACTCTGTTTGGCAAATCCCCTCTTGGGGTCGTAATCAAGGATTTCTCAATTCGGAATACCAGGATGGATCCAACTACGGGTGAGGAGATCACAGGGCCATCCACTACAGATGGTAAATTGACCCCAAATATGCAGATTCAACTTCCTGATCCATCAGAAATACCTGGAGAGGTATTCGTCAGAAGCGGCCATGATCGTGTCCAGGCGTGGTCTAACATGACTTGGGGGCTAGGCGGTTTAACCGCACCAGACCCGCGAAAACCTGGCGTAGCGGAAGCATCAGGAGGCGCATCCCAATTCGACACTCATGATAGGATGCTAATTTTCCACGTTCAGAGGCTCCTGCACCCCGATATGGCGACTAAACAGGGTCTGACCCCCCACACTACCCCTGGGGCGGTTCCAAGCGGCACAACACGCTTATTCGCAGCTCACAGGATAACAGATCACGCAGAACGGGGGTCTGTTCTTACTCAGACCAATAATGGAACCGCTACAGGATATGCCTATCCGCACCATAGAATACGCTTTGCAAGGCAAGGACACTCCTTCATATCCCCCATGACCCAAAGAGGCACACCCGCCGCTATGAGGCGGCAATTACACCGTTCTCACGGTTCATCTTATTCATTGCTCTTTGAAGCCGAAACTGAGCATAAACATCATGGCTTTGGATCTGGAAAGACTGATTCCACGACATTATTTGATTTGGACACTATTGAGGTAAAGGACGAGAGCGGATACAAAGCGAATGGTTCCTTCTCATCAGATGGCCTCCCTATGGGTGAATTAAGCGGTTTCAGGCTACCTGATGTGAAGGCGGTGCATTCGGGAGTCACCCCTAGAACGGACATAGATTACCTCGTAGCCCCTGGACAAGAACACACAGATACGATTGGCGCGGGTCATTTGGTTCGGAGAGCCGCCCCGAGCCGGACAACTAGCACAAATTCGGGGGCAACCAGGCTCACTTTGGCCTCTGCTTTGACGGGTGGGAGCCGATATAACACAAATTCTGAAATCATAACAAACGGATTCATGATCGGTGACTACACTTTGTCAGGAGGGCGGCCAATTGCCCCTGTTATTGATGTTGGATCGTCTGCTTATTTCGTTTTGGGGCTTGAAGAAGGAGTCGCAGTACCCCGAACAGGAACGGAATTGGCTACTGTGCCTCCCCTTCTGTGCCATGACCCCGAATATCTCAATTTAGCAGCCCTTACACCGGGAGGTAGTGGTGGTATAACAGCTTCAAATGGTGACTTTTCACTACTTGGCAAGGGTAATACGGGTACGGGGTGTGTTCCAGATGCTTTCCTATGCCATTGGCTTGCCGAATACAGCCACCCTGCACTACTCGGAACGAGCCGAGAACACTACATGACCTTCCGATACAGAGAGTCCGGTGGCCCCCGATCACTCAACTACCCTCCAACAAGGGGTCTGTACCTACGCAACCACTCTAACCCAACCACTACTGCACAGGCCGAAGATGCCCTGCCCTTCGAACGACTATATGTCATACAGTGGTTGCAGAATTACGGATACAATGGTTTGAACGCTGGAGGTCATGGGAATATAGTCGGGTTGAAGTCCGCTAACTCTGTACTCATGGGTCATACTACTGTTAGGGAGGCTCAAGGAACCCTTCGGTTGTTGAAGGAGTATGAGAATGTGCGCCATACTAGGGGGGAAGGTATAGGCGATGGAATCAACCCTGAAAAATCTGCGGTGACTATATCCTATGATACCGATACAGACAGCGTTTCCTTCACAAAATTTGTGTCGGTAATTGACAGTATGGTCGCATATGACTACAGTAGGAGATTACCTGTGAGAGCATGGGGTTTTCGCACAGGATCAGATGCCCTGGATATGTTGTCTGGCGATCCAAATGAACACCAATCCTCAAACCAACCAATATATGGGAAAGGGCGTTTTGACGGAGGAACGCATGATTCGATGAATAAATTGCCCGATACTACTGCGTATGGGGATTCATGGGTATTCCCTGCTAACTACAACGGCGTTGAAAGGACAATGCCCATTGGAACCGTGCTTACTGCACATACCGCAGAAGCAACCCCATTCTCAAGCATTGTCAGAAGAAGCAACACGAAGCCCCAGGCTTCTGAACAGCCTTTGGGCATCGGCCTAACTTTGGGGATTGAATCTGCGGGTCTGGTAAAGCCAACTGCACTTCCTGCAGGAGTTTGGGAACCAAAGGTGGATCCTAATGCGGGGAATACTGAGCCTTTGAAGGCAATACCAATGAATAAGGGGTCTGATCCATTCATTGACCTCACTCAATATACGGGTTCAAACACCTATGCTCAATCAAATTCCCGATCTGCGGTGAGCTCAACTCAATTTGGAGTAAGTGGTGGATTCCACCATCTCAGAGGAAATGCACTCCATACCAACGCTTCTGCCATAGACCATTCGAATACTTCAAATGTGCATTATCCTACTACCGGATGGGGAATCGGCACTCATTCAAATGCTACAATCAACAGTTTAACTCCAATACCATTGTCTGAAATAAGTGATCACAGACAAATCCAATCGAGAACCGAACCAAGACTCGGATTTGTCATACAAACAGAGAGTGAGCGACAGGATAACAAAAATGTCCAATACTCAATCATTTCAACAAAGGCGGCCTCCTTGAATAGCGACCTCATAATTGGACAACACTTCCCTGTCATGCCTTCCTGGTCTGTGAATGCCAAATTTACAACGCATGGAATGACACTTGATCCTTCAAGCCCGACTAGTCAATCAATTTCCAATCCATACACTTTGCCAACCTGGAGTCCTGATTCAAGCGATGACAAAGGAGGAAGCGTAGTCACAATTGCCGCTAAAACTCATGCTAAAGATGCCTGGGCCGTAAGGGGATCAGGTGATCTCCCTGCATGGGGTGGAACGTATATTCTTCGTAAGACATATCTCAATAGAACAGAAGAAGGAACACTCACTACTGAGGTATATGGGATAGAAGGCAACGCTACTACTTCTAATCAAAAGAGGAAGTCCATTGATTACTTCGTTAGACCTGTTAGGCCGCTCAAATTATTCGGCTTTGCTTCGGATCTCTTACAGGATGGTTGGCTACACGGCGCGAGATCTTCATTGGGTGATGCAGACCTTGAGTATCAACCATTTACCAGAGATAACAGGTATGGCGTGTTTGAATCAGATATGGAACAAACACTTGGAACGCTTCAATTCATTAGCACCGCAGAGGGGGTGTTTGAAATGACCTGGCCGGATGCTAATGAGCTTGATGCAGTATTCCACTTGTTGCCGAGTGCATCCATGCTCCAATTTTTCAAATCAGATGCAGTTAGGAAAACCAATAATGGCGAATTCAACCCCGAAATTGAAGCGCGATACTCACAGACTACTCATCCAGGGGGGGGTGAGAGCCTTCACCAATCAGAAACACGCTATACTGAAAACGGAACAGGAATATCGGGCGACTTCGTAAAGCAAACTACACCTGACGCTGTGACTCATACGCATATGGATACTGCTATGAGGATCTATCCTCAATTTGAAGTCACGAAACACATTAGCACGAATGTGTATCTCAAAGATGCTTCAATGCTACCTACTTCCGGTACTCTCTTTGCAGTAGGGAAGGGGAAGATAACCTACACAGGAAAAACAAGGAATAAATTGACAGGCGTGACAAATAGCACGGGAGTTGGTGATTTAGCGGGTTATACTCTCCGTTATACGACAGAAAGTAGCCCAACCGCATTATCAGATATTCGGGCTTTGACTGTGCCGCACCTTGTCTCTCCTACTTTCATTGACAATTCAATAGTAATGGCAAAACAGGTATCGGCCATGTGGAACCGATTTGATACCACAAATAGTAAGGTCAAGCAGACTACACTTTCATATCGCGGTTTATTGGAGTATGATCCGGCAGATTTCATGATGATCAATCAACGACCTGTTCTCATTGAGGATGGAAAGACAACGGCGCAGATCAAGACCGCTTCTCCATCAATAACCTCTATTCGATATGATGGAAAAACTCTTTCATCGTCATATTTTCCTCCTTATCTGTATGATTCATCTGGATTTTCATTGAGGATAGCAGGTGTTGAAACTGATGAGTTATCCACATCTCTACTATTCAGGAACATAGATTCAGACAGTCTTACTGATTCCGGTTTAACTCAAGGGCCGGTGTTGATGGGGCAATTAGGATTTGTAGGGATCAGAACGAGCGATGCGGCTCTAACACTCCTAAACGATGCTGGATCCGAATTGGCCGGATTCAATGTCACACCAACTAAGGCATTACTTGCAAAGGATAGAGAGGTTTCATCCACTCTAAATGCTCATCCATCTCTTAGATTGGCTATCGATCACTCAAACATATTCACCGCACGAAAAACGAGAGGTCTGAACATCATGGAAATAATCAGAAATCTGACTCAGATAGATGGGAAGCAACTCGTGAATGAGAATACGGGAGCATTGGTTTATTCATCAAGCAATTTCAACAGCAGAGGTAATGTCTTGGGTCTGGGCAGTGCTATTCGTAGCGTCAGTGTGAGCAAAATGTATGATTCGCCAAATGAAATTGTAATTGTCGGTGATGGTTTGGCCGCCAATGAAAGAGTGTTTGTAGTCGTCAAAGACCTGGAACGTATGAAGAATGAAGCAAGCAAGGGGTCAGAAACTAACATGGTGCGGACACTACGCCAGGAGATACCTGGTCTCAAAACCAATACTGAGGCATTGAAATTAGCCAAAGCCATACTTTCAAGAGCAGAAAATGGAGCTCCGCTTGTCACATTAGATGGTGCTTTCAAGGCATCAACAATCCAACCAGGGGAGATCGTTAAGGTTGATTTACCAGCGCACGGGCTAAGAGGAGATTTCGCCGTGTTTGAAGCAACCCATAATTACAGCACCATGATGAGTAATTTCATCATAGCCCAATATGACAAAGGAATAGAGGGGATTCTATCGGATCTTCAAGCCGTATCGGGCAACTCTGCTCCCCTGGATCAAGCCGCAGGTCGTGTAATTGATGTAGCAGAAATATCCATGTCAAGTGGCATCAATGTTGTTGCCGTCCATAAGGTGTTTGTGCGTAATGTGAATAACACAGGATTCATAATCGGCGGGAAACACACAAATGGAATGGGGAAAATCGGTGTGCGTGACGGGAATAAGCGAGGGCGGCCTATTGGTGCGAGCAAGAGCCTGTATTTCGAGGTGAAATGATGCCGGTGTTAGACTCCTTGAAATCTGCGCTTACAGATCATATGGCTACGCTAGTGACTCGTATGACGCTTGGTTCAAGTGGTGGTGATGCATCAAGTAGAGATGGTGGAGCTGGTTCGCCCCAGATCACAGTCACTCCCCAAGTCACTAAGATTGATGATAGGACATTAGCAATCACGGCTAATTTTGACACACAACAGACATCCTCCCAAGCCATCAAGGAAGTCGCCTTGCATGGCGATACCGCCCTGGATGCCCCTGCATATCGGGCAACCTTCTTACCCATTGACAAGGGCACAACAAACGAGATAAGAGTTGATGTCCTAATGGAGGTGCGATAATGTGCATTCATGAAAATTGTGATGAACCAGGTTTGCCCCTCATTATTCATGATCTATGTGAGGAACACTACCGAGCATGGGTCAAGCCGTATTTTACACAGAGGGATGAATGATGGCAGGTTTAGGTCAGGGGCATGAAACGGCAAACCAATCATACCAAACTGATGGTCTGAGAGATACTGATGTCCTGGCTAGTCCTACCTTGACTAATTTCAATGAACGCGGTTTGTTGAATGGAGTAGTGCCAATTATCTCAAACGACTATGACTCCGGATCGAGGAATTCATCGACTACAGGCAATTGTGCCTGTTCAACTTCTGGGAATCAATCAATCGTCATAGCGGCGGGAACCATAATGGTGGATGGGGTGTTCTATTCTATCTCTGCTTCCGGTGCTCTCAATGCCGCATCGGTGACGGCACAGTATGCCACCTACAATAGCAGTAGCGCACCCACTTTATCTGCCAATCAAGAAAGAATACTGTTAGTCTATTTTGATCCCGCTATAACGAACAATATCGGATTCATCTATGGGGATGCTATTGATACATCGGGTGGAGCATACCCTCAGAGTCCTTCTGCTCATCTCGCAAGTCAAACTATCGTATTGGCTTCTGCCAGGTTGCATTACAGTAGCAGCGAGGTTAGGATTGCCTCGCTTGAGGATAAGAGGGTGTTCGTCCGCCCAGGGCCATTGCCCGTATCATCATTGATTAACGGCTCCGCCGCAGCTATGCCCGCTAACAACTTCTTGTCAGGCAACACGGCCAACCTCCCCATTACTGATCTCGGATTCATCTTTGCAAGGGATCCTGTCGGTCTTGGCTCATATGCAGACGGGAGGGGGGCGACACACCTATTCTATCAGTCTGATTTGAGAATCAACCAATCTGGAATGGGTGGTGCATACCAAATAACGCCAACTCATAGACAATCAATCAAGACCGATACCTATGTCGGTTCTCAAAAGAATGTCACTTTGGCATACACTCCATTAGAATCTCAAGACGAAGCAACAACGAGAATGATTGAGGTGGTTATGTACAAATCGGGAACCGCCAGATTCATTGCTGTCCTCATTCAAGGTTTGGATTATACTGTAGCAGACAATGTTGTGACAATCAATGGAAGTCTCGGATATACCGGCACTCCTACTCATGTAAGGATCACATACACTCATGCAGGTCACACCGGAGATGTATCGCCGTGAATCATTACCAGGATAAGATCAGCCAAGATTGCCCTCATTGCAAGAGTCGTGTTCTTGCTATCCGCATCAATGGTTTCTATGCCGGTTCCAGGGATCGAGTGTTTCTATGGGAATGCCCTATGTGTAATGAGGTCTGGAAGAAACTCAAGCCCAGGTTGAAGGTGGCATCATGAGTGCATTCAGTGAAGCATGGCAGGTAGTCAAAGGATGGGATGTACATGACACGCCTC